AGCTACCGTTGGCGGTAGCGCGGCTGCGGCAACCCCCGCAAAGAAGCTGTACGCGAACAAGTACGAGACTGTAGAGGATCTGGAGAAGGCGTATGTGGCGGCGCGCACGCACATTGCTAGGAGGATGCCTGCTGCATCGGCGGACGCGATACTGGCTGCCGGTGCAGGCAACGCGGCACCAGCTGCGGCTGCGGGCACAACTGCAACGGCAGCGCCCGCTCAGCCCGACCTGTCGCGCCCGTTGGTTCCGTTCGATCCTACGCAGTACGATGATCCTGCAGCTGGGGCAGTGGCGTATACCAACGCTGTGTTTGCCCAGCTGCTACAAGGGCTAGCGCCCGTAATCGGGCGGATGCAGCGCGACCAGACGACAGCGGCGCTTGATTCGCTCGTGGGCGAGTTCCCTGACGCCTTGGAATTACACGCGGAGATCGCCACCATCGTGAAAGACAACTCCGCCATCAAAGCGGCGTTGGCCGGCGGTGAGGATCCGCGTGGTGTGATGCGTTCGGCCTATTTCATCGCACGTGGGATGAAGGCCGGCGAGGCGATGGTGGCGGCCAAGGCCGCCGGTGTGGAGGAAGGCGTGGCTGCGGTGGCAGCGCGAGGTGCCGCAGCTGGTGTGGGCGCAACAGGCGCGTCAACCGGCCCCGCGGCGGTCGGTGATGAAGCTGCACAGCTGAAAGCCTCGCTGTTCAGTACGACGCCGCGCAAGGGCGCGCTGGCGTTCGTCCGCCAGCCCTTGGCGGATGAGGTGTTACCAGTAAAATAGAAGCCCCGCACCCCACCGTGGGTGTGGGGGTTGGGGAGGGTTTGACACATGGGTGGTGGAAGTGGCACCGCAGGGCCTGTGTTTGTGTCGCAGTTTGACGACCGGCGCATGACGTTGGACATCGCCGACGAGATCCTGATGCTGAACCCAAACGCAACGCCGTTGATCGTTCTGCTCAGCAAGCTGCGCAAGCAGCAGACGATCTCGCCTGAGTTCATCTGGTTCGAGGATGACCTGGGGCCGTACATTGACCGGATCAACCACGGTGGAGGTTACATCGCCGGTGCCGTCGAGCTTGTGGTTGATAACGGCGTGTACTTCGCTCCCCATGACCTCGTGAAGGTGTTCCGCAGCAGCGAGGTCATACGAGTTATCGGCGTCAACGTGGACACCAACACGCTGACTGTCACGCGTGGCTATGGTACGACTGTCGCCGCCGCGATCAACGACGACGATTACCTGTGTATCCTTGGCAACGCCATGCCTGAGAACTCGACGCATCCTGACTACCGTTCCGGCCAGCCGACCAAGCGTACGGCGTATACGCAGATCCTGCGCACGCCGTTCGGTGTCAGCCGGAACTCCGCCACTGCGCGGATGGTGACGGGCGAGGATGAGCGGAAGCGCCTTACCCGCTTGAAGGGTGAGGAGCACAACTTGAAACAGGAACAGGCGTTCTGGTTCGGCGAGGGCAAAAACGACCTCGTGAACCACGTGCGCGCGATCAAGGGTATCTTCGCCTACATTACCACCAACGTCTACGACGCGACAGGTGCCCTTACCGAGTCTGAGTTCGAGCAGTTCCTGGAGACGGCATTCGCCTACGGCTCCAGCGACAAGTTCTTCTTCGCAGCCACGCGCATAATCTCGGTGATCAACGGCTTTGCCAAAGCAAAGCTGGAGATCGAGATGGGCGAGGACACTTATGGTCTGAGCATCATCAAGTACCGGACGCCTCGCGGGACGCTCCACATGATGGAGCACAAAGGGTTCATCCACGACTACAACGACACAGGTGTCGTGCTTGACCTCGATGAAGTCACGCTGCGTCCGTACGTCGGCGCGGATACCCACCTCAACCGCAACATTCAGGAGCCGAGCCGCGATGGGTTCCTCGACGAGTACTTTACCGAGGTGGGGTTGCAACTCAACTGCGAGAAGAAGCACGCCGTCATAGTCGGCGTGACTAGCTAACTCGCGCTTCCAGGTGGGTTAGAAGGAGGGATTGTAGTGGCGGGAAAGGGAAAGTCCATGGCGCCGGCGCGTACGACTGTAACACTACCGGGCCACCCGGCCGTACCGCCGGCCCCAGTTGCCGCGCAGGTGCCGGTCGAGGAGCCGGTCGTCGTACCTGATGAGGAAGAGGTCGTGCTTGACGACGAAGAGGAAGAAGAGGTCACGACTGCGTCGGTGGCCGCTGTTTACACCAGTATCTACCCGCAGCTGATCATCGTCATAGAGCCTGCTGACAAGCAAGTCTTGTACGGTCAGGTTCACTCGATCAAGGGGCGGCGGATCCAGTTCGACAACGGCAACTACACAACTAGTGATCCCAGCGAGATCGCAGCTATCGAACGCAGCAAGTTCTTTGCACGCGGATTCATCAAGCGTGTGGCGAACATAGATACGGTTAAAACCGTACTGGCTGCGGCTGCGCATGGAGGTACGAAGTAAGACATGGCCGCTGTGCTCACGTTCAATACTCCGGCTCCCGCCGTGTCCGCTCTGCGTGGCCAGGCGGGCTACCACCCGCTGGTCGTGACGACAGGCCGGATCGCGTTCGATGATTCGTACCCAACGGGTGGCGAATCTGTGGACCTGTCCAACGTGCTAAAGCACGTTCTGGGCGTGGCGTTCATGGGTGCCAAAAGCGGCTACCTGTTCGAGGCTGATCTTACCGCCGGCGCTGCGGCGGTCAAGGTTCTAGTGCGCACGCCCGTCAACGTGCAGGCGGTGCACACGCACGCCGCGACCACGAAGGTCATGCGGGCATTCTACAGCGGCGGCGACGTCAAAGGTGGGGCGGACACCAATTCGCCCAACGCCGACCTCGCTTCCGAACCGACCAACGGCCACGCCGTGGCGGCCTTCGCTACCGTAGCTGGGGGTACTTGGGCCTGTGGAGCGATCACGCATCCTGACCGTCCGCGTAACGTCTGCGTCACTGTCTACAACGACAGTGGCGGCCCGTTGAACCTCTTCGAGGGCGTTATGGCGTTCCTGGTCACTGGCACGTACCACGGTGCCGCGCAGACCGAAACCGTGTCCATCACCTCGACGGCGGGCAACAAAGCCGTCGCCACTACCAAGTACCGCGTGCAGTACGGCGTCAAGGCGTTCAGCACTGTCACCTCCATTACGCTCAACAACGTGCCCGCCGACGGGCTTAAGATCGGCGCCGGCCCCGGCACTCACTTCGGCCTGCCGCTCGATCTCGCTACGCCCGCCGAAGCCGACGTCCTTGACTTCGCCGTTACTGCCGTGCGCAAAGCCGTTACTGGCTGCGTCGATACGGCTAACAACACTGTCAACGTCGAAGCTATCGCTGACGCCGCCGACTTCGAGGTCACGTACCTGGCGGCAGCGTACGTCTCCGCAGTAGCGACTGGCGGCGCGATAGCGGCTGCCGTCGCCGCTGAAGTAGCTGACACGACTAACCTCAGTACGCTGGCTGTCGGTTTCGTGGCCTGGGGTTTGCCTCCGGTGTAACAGGCAGGGGCCGGCCTGGTCCGCCGGCCCCCCGCCTACTCGCTCTTGGAGGGGGTGCACCTGTGGCGGCGGATGGGCACAACGAGGAGGAATGCCGCGCCGTTTGCGCGGGACACAGTGGTGTCACTGCGCGGCTTGATAACGCGGAGAAGGTCGTCAGTGAGGCGAAAGGCGACCTTCGATGGATCCAGCGGACGTTGATCCTGGTCCTGCTTGGCGTTGCAGTTAACGTTGTGATGTCGGCCATTGCAAGGAGGTAGGACTACATGTTTCACGATCTATTCATTGACGTCCTGGTGGCGTTGCTCACGGCGCTGGCGACGCTGGGGGCCAGATACGTGTACAAGTACCTGCTGCCTGACGTGTGCCGTTGGCTGAAAACGCGCACGTCCGCCGACCAGTATGCATTGGCGGCACGGTTGGCGGCCACGGCTGCGGCGTTCGTGGAGCAGGTTTACATCCAGATGCACGGCGATGAGAAGTTGAACGCCGCGCTGGAGATCCTGCGTCAGCGACTGGCGGAGCGTCATATCGTCCTTACCGAAGACGACAAGCGTGAGCTTGTCGAAGCTGCGGTACATGGCTTCAACGTTGGCAGGGAACGCGCCAATGCGACCCCCTAAGTTGTACGTTGATTTCGGGGGGCTGTTGGAACAGGTAGCCGCCGCCAGGAACTTCCGGCTGGCGGAGTTCGCCTGCAAGTGCTGCGGTCTGATTCTATGGACTGTGCACCTCCCAGTCCTGATCGTGCGTGCGCAGGCATTCCGCGATCTCGTCGCGGCGCCGGTGCGTATCACGTCAGGTGGGCGGTGTGAACGCCACAACCGCGAGATTGGCGGTGTGTCCAACTCGTTGCACACTTTGAGCGCCGCAATAGACGTCCAGGTTATCGGGCGCACGCCCAAGGAGCTAGCGCCACTGGCTCTCAAGGTGGGGTTTGTGGAGGTCATACCGGAGGGTGATGTCAATGACCGTGCAGCCAGCAATGGCTGGCTGCACATGGGGGTCATTGCGGGCACGCGGTAGGAAAAGGGGTGGTGACGGTGGCCGCTCGTACTGGTCAACAGCTTGTTGACGCGGTTACGTCCGTGGTGGACGATACGTCTTTGTTGGCCACGCTCGTGCTGGGCTGGATCAACGAAGGGCTGGGCAGCCTGGCGGCCGTTCTACGGATCGAGGAACTAGTTACTATCGCCGTGACACCGCCGACGTTGGAATACACGATGCCGACAGCGACGGGGGAGATGATCGAGATCTTCCGCGTTGTACTAGTCAGCGCACCGCAGACTAAGCTGGTCCGGTTGTCGTTGGACGACTTCGACGACCCCCCGGCGTCTTTGGGGGGTCGTATAGGCTACCGCGTTTGGGCGGGAAAGCTCAAGTTGACGTCGCTTTTGGCAGTAGATACGGTCAACATCTACAGGTATCGTTCGCCGGCGGCGATAACGCTGGCGTCGTCACCGGAGGTGCCTCCGTTCTTTGATTCCGTACTGGTTCACTACGGCGCTAAAATCGCGTACGAACGCGACGAGCAGACTGATGCTGCTGCGCTGGCTACGGCGGATTTTGAGCGCGTTTGTGTCAAGATCGATACGTACACGTCCAGGCGCGCGCAGTTGAACAGGTCGGCGTCTGCGCAGTATAAGCGGCGAGTTTAGATCGTGACGAAACAAGTGTTGGTGGTAGAGGATTTCAGCGACGGGCTTAACCGCCTGGTGGTCCCGTTGGACACACCGCCGGGACAGGCCAGCGACGTTGATAACTTCTCCAGCCGGCTTGCGCCCGCCCTGGCCGTCCGGGCGGGGCGTGGTCGCTTCGCCACGTTGGGCGGTGCTGGGACGCTCCTGGCGCCGTACCTGACGGCGGCGGGGCGGTACGAGTTGATCGTCGGTTACGCAGCCACGGTGGCGAAGCACGATGGTGTGACCTTGACGGTGTTAGACACTGGTTTCAGCGGGCGCGTCTGGTCGTGGGCGATGTGGCCTGATCGTGATGAGTTATACATCACGAATCAGGTGGACGGCCTGCGAATGTATGACGGCACAACTTTGGCAGCGGCCGCGGGCGCGCCACCTGCGGGCGACATCGTGGTACTGCACAAGAACAGGTTGTGGGTTGCCGGCATCGCCGCTACGCGTGCGACGGCGCGCTTCTGCGGCCTGAATGCACCGGCGGATTGGGCGAGTACCGGGCCTTCCGGCGCGGGGTTTATAGCGTTCAACACGCCCGATGGGTCGCCGATCACGGCGTTGGTCAGCGGTAGCACCTTGGGTGTGTTCAAACCGGCGCACGTCATCGAAGTTGCGGGCGACAGCCCCGAGGAGCCAGGGTTGCCGTTCAACCGGCTCGACCGCCTCGTCGGGCGTGGTACAAGTTCCCGCCAGGGGGCTGTCATGATTGGTAACACGATCTACTGGGTTGAGCGTGGTGGTCTGTACGAGTACCTGTGGGGCGGTGAGCCGGTTAACGTATCGCTGGCCGCGAACACGCTCTTTGCCGAAATAGACACGAACCGCTACACAGAGGCAGTGCTGATAGCTTCCGGTGATGGGCGTTACCTGTACGTGTCACTACCGTGCTGGACGGCGTGGCGTACTCTCGTCTACGACCGTTTCAAGCGGTCGTGGTGGGAGTGGAAAGCATTCGGCTTCCGCGCGGCGCTTCTGTGGCACCGCCCGCTGTAGGAGGTGAACATACGTGAGGGTGTTGCGGCTTGACCGGCAGACACGCATGGAGGTCGAGGATTCCGGTGGGTGCCGGCTAATTGCACAGCGGGGCCTGCACTACTTCGACCGTGATACCAACCAATTTGAAGATTACGTGCACTGCGTCAACCGCGACGCGTCCGTAAACGGCTTCGCATTGCGTATGAAGTGTGAGCACTGGTCCAGGTTCGGGCCGGGCGGTAAGTTCCGCTTCGGCCTGGCGACTGGGAAGTTCCTTACCTGCACGCCGCAAGGCGCTGTGGCGGTCGCCCCTGTTGCCGACGGGCCGGTCGTCACGTACAACGGTGTGTGGACCAACACTGACTTGTCGTACTGCGTTTTCCCCGAAGGTGTGAAGGAAACGATCAAGCTCAACGCGCCCGATGCTCCTACCGAGTTCGCGTTCGGGCTATGCTGCAACGATGTTGTACTGAGGGCACGCGTGGATGGCGGCTTCAACGTCGTCAGCGACGGTGTGGCCATAGGTATCATACAGCCGGCAACCGCTGTAGACGCCGCCGGCGCTACGGTATCCGTAGCGCAAACTATAGGGCAAGGCGCGCTCACTATGACTATCGATCCCGTCTGGCTGGCTGATCCTGCCCGCCAGTGGCCCGTCATGATTGATCCTACAATTACGTTGCAGCCTAACGGTACGGGGATCGACACGTATACAGACCAGGGATCACCGGACAGCAACTACGGTACTGCAACAATGCTGCGTGTGGGACGCAGCGCCACAAGTCTCAGGCATTACATACTACTCGGGCTGCCTGCGGCGCTGGTCGCTTTTGTCACGTCGCACAACTACACTAGTGCTACCATGTCACTTTATGTGTACGATCCAAAAAACATTGCGCCTGACGTGTATGCCCTAAGTTCCTCTTGGGGTGAGTTGACGGTAACGTATAATAACCAGCCGGGAGTGACGGGCACTGCGGTGGCGGGGCCTAGTCTAAGTCCAGCGGGTTGGAAGAACTACGATATAAAAACAATAATAGGTTCGTGGATTGATGGCATATACGCTAACAACGGTTTGACGATAAAGTACACAGGGTCGGGGGACGACACAGAAGCACAACTTTACTCCAGCGATTACGTGACCGATCCGTTGCTGCGGCCTAAGTTCACCGTAGTATTCGAGTATTTCCCCGGCGCGCCTATATATCCTATAGGTACTGTAACAGCGCCCACCGTGTACAACGCCGTTTCAGGGTTCACCGTGACGGGTGGGCTGCGACATTACATCACGCGCGACACTGTACCCGCTATTGCTAGCAAGCAGTTGCGCATTCGGGATGCCGGCGGTGCGTTGGTATGGGACGCAGGCGTCGTGGCAGACGTGCAAGCGTTTGGCACGTTATACGGTGTATCTTACCAAGCTAGCGGTTACTTCTACGGGCAGTCGTACATGGGCCAGAACTTCGTAGCTATACAACCGCACATCAACGGCGCGCGCGTCGCGTTGGCTACCGAGCTAGCCAGCGTCCCAGCCGACGACATAACCGTCGAGCTTTACGCGGCCGACGGGGACGGGAAGCCGGTAGGCGCTGTGCTGGCGCAAGGCGTTATCATACGTTTTGCGTCCGCCGGCGCGCTTGTGTGGAAGTACGTACAGCTGACGCCTGCGGGGCCGTGCCCCGGTTGCCTGCCGACGGCGCTAACGGTCGGGGCCAAGTACGTAATTATCATAAAGGCGCCGGCCGCGCTGATTGGTAATCGTTACAAGTACGGTTATGGTGCTGATAGTTATTCATATAATATCCTCTCGGATAACCAAGCTGATGCAGAGGCGGGTTTGGGCGGGTTTGTGTGGTCGGCCGGTACTGAAACGCTTGAGTGGACTACTGCTAAAGCGTGGCATGGTATATACTCAATTAAGGTCGTGACTCCCGGCAACGTAGTTACTGAGGGAGTTATGACCAACTTTGTCTCTGCGCCCGCCGGTGTTGTGCACAGTGGATCGTTGTACGCCATTGGGGCGGGTACTATCAAGGTCGTGTTGCAAGCCTACAGTGCCGTAGCGTTTCTTGGCGAGAGTGTGCCGCATGTGATAGTGTTGAATAGTATCACATGGACGCGCGCCAAGACTGAGAACTTCCTTACACCAGTCGGGACCACGCGGATTCGTCTTATCGCCGTAACGTCCGGCACGGCGCAGGCTATAACGTTTTACATCGATGGCCTACAGGTCGAACTTGCAGTCGCCGCGTCCACGTGGAAGATGCCCATCAGCGGTGTCTACTCCACTGACGGCGGTGTAACGTGGACCGTATACCAGGACCGCGACTACCAGATTGAGGCGGGCGCGCTGGCCGCTGTGACTGCGGTGGTCCCGCCAGGCTATCTGCAATACGGTAAGGTGTACAAAGTCACCGCCGCGGGCGTGGATGCTAACGCTACGCCGTTCGTCGAATCCACGCTTGGCGGCTACTTCATCTGCATACGCACAACGCCGGCAGGCCCTACCGACCTTGCCGCTGACGACCACCTGTTCGTCGTCGGCGATGATGGCAAGGTCTGGACGATTGACGAAGGCACCACCGACGACGGTGCGGTTATCGCCGCTGAATGGATAAGTGGCGCCCTAACTGCGCGTCAGTTCGTCGCGGAGAGCATGGCCCGCCAGCTGAAGTTGAAGCGGTTGTGGGTAGTCGCTGACGTGCCGACGGGCGCAACGCTGGGAGTGCGTGTCTCAACGCGGGCGCGGGATCTTGGGGATGGCGCGGACTGGTCCAGCCCATCAACCATCGTAGGCACAGCATCACCACAGCGCGTCAAGATCCCGTTGCCCATCGACGCGGGCACTCTCGCGCGCACGCCGTGGTTTCGCATCAAGTTCAGCACGTTGGGGCCGGTGCAAGTGATTGGCATCTACCCCGACGTGCGCTTGAAGAAGTAGGTGACACCATGCAACACCAGATCGCACGTAGCATTGGCGACGTTGCCCGCGTGCTTGAGTTCCTGGTGCGCGGCGGCATACAGGCGGATAACCTGGCGTCGCGTGCCGTCACGTTGGACGCCGGCACTGGATGGGTGGGCAAACTCGATGCCGTGTACCTGGCTGCAACGACAAACGCCGTGGTTGACACGGAGACTGGATTTGCTCACACGCTCGGGCGCGTGCCGGCAGGGTACATCGTCGTGAAGCGTGCCGGCGGCGGTGTCGTCTATAACGGCACGACGGCGTGGACGGCGACGATGATTTACCTCAAATGCACGACGGTGGCCAACGTCGTGACCCTGATCGTGTTCTAGGGGAGGTGACGGTAGAGTGGCGAGTGCGGGCCTCCTGAAGGTTACGGATGAGTTGGAATCGAAGTACGGTATGAAGCGAGGTACTGACTACTACTGGGATGAGGCTACTGGCGCGGTGGTCAACACTCACAGTGGCCAGCGTCTCACGCCGGCGGAACTCACCGACGGCTCGTCATACGCGGATCCTAGCGCCATCCAGGACTTCGCCCTTAACTCCGCAGCCGGGGGCGGCGCCGTGGCTGCCGGCACGCGTGCGGCCACACCCGCAGGCGCCAACACGTACAGTGCCTCCGGCGACCCACGATACCGCGAGTTGCTGCGGACCTTGGGCGGAGCCGTGGGCAGCGACTTCAACTACGACCCTAACACCGACCCGGTGTACGGGGCGATCCAGCAGATGTTTCAGGGGCAGTCCAAGGAAGCGTTCAACGCGATGCTGGCGTCGCAGAACGCGACGGGGATAATGGATTCGTCGATGACCGGCGACCGTGCGGCGGAGATCGCCGCGCGTACCGGCCAGGGGCTGGCGTCATTGCTGCCAGGATTGCGTGAGCAGATGTACGGTGAGCGTCAGGGCAACATCCAGAACATCCTCAGTCAGATTGGGCTGACGGGTAGCCTAAACCAGGCGGGAGACGCCTCAAACCTCGACTGGTCGCAGTTTGGCGAAGGTCAGCGGCAGTTCAACACGACGTTTGGTGAAGGCCAGCGCCAGAACAACATCTCGAACGCGCTGGCTTTGAGCCAGATGTTCGGTATTGGCGTCGATCCGAAAGCCTCCGGTGCGGCGCTGTTCGGCCAGGTGACGGGTAAGCCGACGGCAGCTGTCACTCAATCACTCCTGCCCTGGTCCAAGGGTATGACGCCTTACGAGAAGGGCGCGCTTGGCCAGCAAGGGTATGGCACGAATATGTCCATCCTGCTTGACTTGTTTAAGCTGATGGGCATCGCGCCCAAGGGGCTAGAACAGTTCGGGGTGGGCGCCGGCACGGCGCTGCCGAACCTGGGCGGCAGCGGCGCCGAAATCTCGGACTTGATCAACATTTGGAAGACTTCCGGCTACGCGCCGCAAGGCTTGGAGCAGTGGGGTATCACTAAGGGAGCGCCCCTGCCGTCCAGCAACAGCGGTTACAACCTGCTCACGCCGGAAGGGCTTCAGGCGTACCAAAGCGACACGGCGCAAATCAAAAGCGCCTTGGATAGTGGTACGCGCCCGGACGAGATTATCGCACGCCTGGACGACGCCGTGAAATCCGACGTAATCACGGCGGAGCGCGCCAAGGCATTGAAGGCGTATCTGGCCACTGTACAGAAGGGAGGTTAGGCTGTGGACCCCCTAACCGACAACTTTTTCACCCGCGCGGGCGGGAAGGAAGTCAAACGCCAAAACCTCTACCAAACGGCGGCCGACCTCCGCCGCCAGATCGCAAACGACGCCGCCCGCGCGCAGGCCGCAGGCGGGAGTGTGGGCGATAACTTTGTGCAGAAGTTCCTGCGTAAAACCCTGAGCTTGCACAGCATCGGTGAACCGGAGGGTGCAAACATCCTCGGCGCTCCGATGCAGGCGTTGGACTGGTTAGGCACACAGATGTCCCGCCTGGGGTATGGCGTTAGGCAAGGCGTCATGGAAGCCGCCGCAGCCCACCCGGAGACGGCCGCGACGGGCGCGTCCTTCGGTAGTGTCACCCTGCCGAAGGAGCGTCTCCCTGAACAGTGGGCTGACAAGGAGCGGACCAGCCCGACGCTGGCGATGCTTTTCAAGCCGGAGTTCTGGCAGGGAGCGGGGAAGGGCGTCACGCTGAAGGAAAAGCCATCCTTCAGCAACATGGAGACAGTATTGGGCAACGCGCAGCCCGGCGTCCTGCAATCGCTTGCCGGCGAACTGATCACCGACCCTGGCAACTTTATTCCGGCAAAAGCATACGCGGCGGCACTTGGGCTGCTGGGCAAGGGAGCCAAGGCCATACCTGGCGTGACCCGCGCGCTTGATGTCGTGGCACCAATCGTCTCCACGCGCTACATCCGGCAGACTGGTGTGGGCGCAGAGGAGATGACGGCGCTGAAGGCGGCGCAAGCGGTGATTCGCAAGTCCAAGCGCGTTGTACGTGGCCAGGGGCAGGAGGCCGTGTCACAGGCACGGCGGGCGTTTAAGGGCATCAGCGCGAAGGCGGCGGAAGCCGCCGCGCCCATCGTGGAATCGGGGAAGATCCCCGGCACGAAGACGATGGACGAATTGGCTGCCCTGTACCTTAAGGATTACACTGCCTGGTGGCGCGCACATCCCCAACGCCTGCACGCAGCCGCTGTAGCCACGCCGGAGGTGCAGGCGCTCGACGACGCACTCGCGCGGCTGAGCAAAGCAATGGAGGAGACTGGCAGTGCCGGCAGGGTGGGCGCCCCCTACGCGGCGGCAGCTAAGAAGCTGGCGAAGGGAATGGGTATCGATCTTAACGGATTGATGAAGGCCGCGGACAAGGCGATGACGCCTGAAGCCGTCATCAAGCGCCTGGCGGATGAGCGGCGCCTGGCGCTCGTCGCGGGCGCGACTGACCTGCCGCCGGACTTCGCGCGCCTGGCCTCGACGCCGGGGGACATTACCGAGGCCGAACGGGCGGCGGTGGTTGCGCACCAGCTGAGCGAGGCGACGACCGCCGCCGACCTTAAGGCAGGCATCAAGTTTGACACGCTGCCTGACTACTTGCACCATCGCTACCTGGACCCGCCTGAAAAGGTACGGGCAGCGTTGGGCTTGGGGCGGCGTCAGCGCATTCCCGGCCTCGCTGCGGGTGAGGCGGGGTTCCAGAAGCCGCGCAAGCTCCTGACGTTGGAAGAGGCCGAAGCGGCGGGCCTCCACCCGATCAAGGACGTGCGCGTGCTGACTACCGCGCGCGAACTCGCGGGCATCCGCCAGCGGGGGACGGCGACGATATTCAAGGAGTTGCAGGACATTGGTGAGGCCGTGATACGCGTCGGTGACGACGTGCCGCCCAATTGGGTACAGGTGATGCAGAAAGGGTTCGCCGGGGTGCCGGGACAGTTCTACGTGCACCCCGAGGTAGGCCGGTGGCTCCACGGAATGCAACGTGTGATGGAAGACCCCACGGAACTCACCGGCCTCTGGCGCGCGGTGCGTAAGCTGAATTCCATATGGGGCAGCACGCAAACCGCGGCGGTGCCGCAGTTCCATCTCATCCAGCTGGCGGGCAACGTGTTCAACAGCTGGGTTGGTGGCGGCGGCAACCCGCGTTATTTCGCCCTCGCACTGTCACGCTTGCGTGGCCTGGTGAAGGGCGTAGACGCAGAGGTCACACTGTACGGCAAAACGTACAAAACGTCTGGGTTGTTAAAGGCTTTCCGCCTGGAGGGCGGGGAGAGCGGCGGCATCTACACGCACGTTGGCAGCACAGAGAGCGTAGTGCGTGAGATCGAGCGCGGGGTTTCAGGCGTAACGTGGGTTGATGACTTGATACACGGCCGGGGCCTTACCGTTGGCCGTCGTCTCGGCGCGGCGACCGACAACTGGACCCGGTTCGGTCACTTCCTGAACCGCCTCGCGGTGGGCGACGACATCCCTACCGCTATGGAATCCGTGCGCAAGTGCCTCTTCGAGTACGACGACATTACGCCGGCCATGGCCGCCATCCGCGGCACGTTGATACCGTTCCTGACGTGGCGCCTCAAAAACACGCCGTTCCAGGTTTTCAACATGCTAACGCAGCCCTGGAAGTACAAGTCGTACCTCCGGCTGCGCGACGCCTTGGCTGAGAAGTACGGCGTCAAGCCGGAGGAGATGTCGGAGTGGCAGCACGAAATGGCCGTGCTGCCTATCGGCAAGGACGTCGGTAAGGATACCATCAAGACGCTCAACTTGCAGATCCCGGCGGCGGACATCAACGTTTTCAAAGCCAATCCCGCCGCCACGGCGCGTGAGGGGCTGGCGATGCTGTCACCTCTCTTCCGTGGGCCGCTTGAGCTTGCCACTGGCCAGAACATGCTCACCGGGCAGAAGCTGCCGGCGTACCCCGGCGAAACTGTCGAGGTATACCCCGGCGGCCCGCGGATCCCCTGGTGGATGATGTACGTCCTGAGCCAGGTGCGCCCGCTGGGCGAGATACGCGCCCTGGCCGGACAGGTGGCGGCGGGGCAAGGCAACACGGCGCCCGAACTGCAAACCAAGCGCGTCCCCGGCTTCCCCAGCCTGTACCGGGAGCAGCCGGCGATCTACGCCGTGCTTGAAAACCTCCGCCGCCAGGAGGCGGCCCTGAGCGGTGCCCGTTACAAGCGGGAGCGTGAGGAGGGCACCTACTTCCCGGCGATGAGTGACATTGAGCAGGAACGGCCGCCTACAAAGTCATTACCCGCTGGGTTCTTCAGGTAGAGGCCGCGGCGCCGGGCCACCGCGGCCTCTTTCTTGCTGCTTGCGCTACGTGCTACTCCGTTGAGGGGCACCCTGCCGCTCCTGCGGGCATCTGCATCGGCCCCGACGGTTGTGGTTGCTTCTCCGCGTGCAAGTCACGCAGTTCCTGCGGGGTGAAGAGCTTCTCCACCGCGTCGTGCAGGAACGCTTCCGTGTTCCACACGTTATCGAACGCGTGGACCTCGTTGTCGCCGCTGTAGCAACCCTCCCGGGTGCGCTCGACGACGATCCCGGTTTCGATGCGGTACACTATGATTTTACGACACTTCTCCATTGCTTGTTCACCTCCCTTCAACGCCTTTAGGGTACACTACTCGGCCGCCGCCTCACCTTCGACAATGGGCGGCCCGTCGGGCGTATCCGGCGCGCCCGACGCGGGGTACTCGGTTCCAGGCCACCCCATCACGTTGTCGTAAATCATCATGGCGAAGTTGGCCACATCGATGGCCTCGGCGGCGATGTCCTCCAGTCGCGGCTCGGGCGCGGCCGCCGCCGCGATGAGTTCCTGCACCTCGTCGCACAGGCGGGTGAGTAAGTACGTCTGCGGCATGTACGTCCAATGGGGCTTCCGGTCGTGCTCCCGCAGCATCAACTCCATCACCTCGGCGAAGCGGGCGACTTCCGACCGCAGGGGCGTCGTGTAAGTATACACAAGCGGCGCGCCACGCCTGACGACGTACATGTCCTCGCCGGGAATGTACTGGACGCACAGCGGCGTCGGTGACGCTGGCGTGAACAGCTTGCTTCCCGTCGTACACAAGCAGCCGTCCTCCACCTTCACCACGCGGCGGCCCCAAGCGCCGGGAACGCCTACGATGTACAGCCACACCGGCTTGCCCTGTGCCAACAGTTCGGCCACTTGCTGCGCAACGGTGCTGACGCCGGCCTTCATGTCGCTCTCGAAGTGGTCATTGTTCATTGGGGTAATACCTCCGTAGTGCCGCTGCTGCGGCGATGCCTGGACAGGTGGGGCAAACCCACCATTTCTTGCCGACCGGGGACCACCCGGCTACGGCCAGCGCGCCCTCGAAGTCGAGCACACTGTGCGCCGCGCGTTGGAGCTTGACGGTACATGCAATGCACTGTACGCTGTACGTCCGCTCGATCTGACCTCGCGCCATCAAGCCCATCCTCGCTTCTTCCTGTACTCCAGGAGCGCCCGGCGTTCCTGATCAGCCGCTTCGAGGTCCACGTCGAAGAAACGTGCCAGCAAGTGTTCCGTGTCGTCTCCGATCCCCGACCACTCCCCACCGGGGACGGCCTCGTTGTGCCGGCGCCATACCATGAAGCTGACCCCCTGCTCACGCAGCCAGGCGGTGAACTCCCCGATAGCCTGGCTGCTATCGTGCACCTTGAGCATCTTATCCAGGTTCGGGGTGGGTAGTTCGGGGCCGATAAGCTCCGCGACCAGCTGCTCGAACATGCGCTCCTGGCGGCGCCAAGTACGCGCGTGGCGCCGATTCTCGTCGAATGGTGACATAATACGCGTGCGGCCGGGGCCGTAGTGGCGCGCAAGGACATCACAGGCGCGGGCGGCCCAACTGAAGTGTACCGCCAGGTGCTCGTGATTCCGATCCGACGCCATGTACTGGTGAATCAGGTCACTAACGCTGCCGCGATCACCACGATCCAGCCGCCTATCCGCCTCACGTAGGACCGCCTCACCGATGTTTACCCAACGCGTCAGGCGCGACCGCTGCTCCGGTGTCTTTCCCGCCAGCAGGTTCTCCAAGGTGATCCCTCCTAATCTCGAACAGATTTGCCGCAGTAATGAGCGCGCACGCGTTGTGCGCGTGCGTTAGCGCGTCCCGCGCAAAGGCGGCCAGCTGCTCGGGGCTGCGCGCCATTGAGGCGTGGACCGGCGTGCATAACAACTGTGCCGCCAACTGCTGCTGCTCTCGCGCCCACTTGCGGAGTAACGTGACAACCTCCGCGTGTGTCACGGTTGTGGCTCCTCGCCGACGTCCTTGAAGTACTGGTGCAGCGGGTAGCCTTGAGCCTTCGCCCAGCGCAGCAACGTCTGCTTCTGCGCCTCAGTGATCCGGCGCTTGTTGGTGGGTGCGCAAACACACGCAGCCAGTTGTGAAAGCGGGTCCGCCCCGCAGGAGATCCAGTTGTACTCCTCAACCAGCTTGTCCTTCCAGCTGCGGTACGGCGCCGGCGATTCAGCGTCCGGCGCCAGTGCCTTGACATGCTCCTCCGCCGCCGCCTCGTGCAGCCCGAACGACGACACATGAAACCTGCCGTCAGGGGACACGAAGCCGGTTCGCAGCTTCCAGAGCATTTGCGCGCGTATGGGGTCATCTAGCTTCATGATCCTGTCACCTCCCAGTCTTCTAATGCGCCCCATGACGGCCCGAAGCTGACGTCGGCGCGGAAGTGCACGCCGTCCCACATGAACTCCATGTCCTGCTTGAGTTCAGCGCACGCCTGGTCGTGCGTGCCTACGGGCACTTCAACACTGATCGAATCGTGCACCGTCAGGAGCAGGCGCCGGCCGGGATCGTCGAGCAGGCGTCGGTCGTGCCGTACCAGCCCAGCCAGGCAGATGTCGCTGGCCGTGCTCTGGATGGGCGTGTTCACAGCCTGGCGCAGGATAACCTCCGTGTTCTCAGCGCCGAAGTTTAACACGCGCCGGCGCCCGAACGGCGTGCGCACGACGCCGGTGCGCATCGCCTCACGCTTCGTGGATTCGATCCACTCGCGCACCTGCGGCAGCGCGGCGAAGAACCTGTCGATGATCCCCTGCGCTTCTGGCTCGGAGCATCCAACGCTACGCGCTAGGCCGCGCGCCGTTATGCCGTACATGATGCCGAAGGTGGCACGCTTCGCCGACGTGCGCTCAACGCTTGTGACATCCTCCGGTTGCTTCTTGAAAACTGCGGCAGCCATGCTGCGGTGTACGTCGGCGCCCTCCACCGCGTCGAGCAGCACCTTATCCTTGCTGAAAAGTGCCAGGACGCGCACCTCGGCTTGGGACAGGTCGCCCTGAACCATGACGCAGCCGAGCGACGGCACGTACAGCTGATGGATGGTGCTGCCATGTGGGATGTTCTGGAGGTTAGGCTCTTTGGAAGACAAGCGACCCGTTCGCGTCGTGTTGAGGTTATAGGTTGTGTGCAGCCGGTTTGCGCTGTCCAAGAGCGACGGCAGCTTTTGCACGTAAGTGCTGTAGAGCTTGCTCAACTTGCGGTACTCCAGGACCAGTCCGGGCACCAGGCTATCGGTGGTTTCAGACAACCGGGTTAGGTTCTCTTCATCCGACGACATCTTCCCACGCGGTGCGAGAGGCAGCCCGAGCACACCGTACAGCACGTTGCAGACATCTTTCCAGTAGTTGGGGTTGAACTCGCCGCCCGCTGCGGCGTACATCTGCGTCTTCGCCGCCGCAATTTGAGTGGATAGCGTCGCCTCAACCTCAGCGCACCGGGCAACGTCAACGAGGACACCAACATACTCCATCCGCGCCAGTGCGTCACTGGCGGGGTACAGCACCCCTTCCAGGAAGGCGCGCTCCTCCGGCGTCAGCCGCTGCTCGATGTCGAGGAATGCCAGATGCGTGTACGCGGCGTCATAGCCGTTATACTCGTGCAGCAAGGCGGGTGGGCACTCCTCCATACACTTTACATGTCGTGCCACCATGTGCTTGTACGGCGGCACGTTTAAAAGCTCGACCAGGATGCTCTCCAGGTCGTGATCACCTGGCATCCCTGAGTACAGGTAATGCGCCAGGAGGAGGTCGCCGCCGGTCGTCAGGCGGGGCATACCATGCCGCCAAAGCGTCTTCAGGTCGGACTTGATGTTCTGACCGACCACCTGCATCCTGGCCAGGGCTTCGTCAAGGCGCGTCAAGCAGTAGCGGTCTTCGCACAGGTGCCGGGGCAGGACGACCGCGGTGCCGGGGTGGTAGGAAAGGCCCAGGCACAGCAGCTGTCCTTGGCTACCGTGCTCCTCGTCGATGGTTACGCGGGTGAACTCCGCCAGGCGGGTGCATAGCGCGTCCACGTCGTCGCGCGTCTCCAGGATGTACCGCTCGACGCCGGGCGCGCCGACGCGTACCGACGATGGGTTATGCAATACCTGCGCCGCCTTGCGGAAAGCCTTAACGATGTCAATGTAATAGCCCGGCTTATGCAGCGCCGCGCTGGGATGGAAGACCGGCATGACGTGAGCCTTCACGTCCTCACACCATTGGACCAGCCCGTTTTCGTCGCTGATTTTGCCCTTGCCCAGCACTGCCTTTAGCGGCGTTGCGCCGCACAGGATAACAAGGTCCGGCGCCCGCCCGGCCACTTCGTCGAGGAGCCGGTCGCGGCAGCACGCGATCTCATCATCTGTAGGATTGCGGTGCGCGCCTTCGGGCGTCCGCGGCCGGCAAAGGCAAGCATTCGTGACGTAGCACTCCTCGCGGTCGATGCCGACCTCGGCCAGTATCTGGTCGAGCAGGCGGCCCGCGGGGCCGACGAACGGTACGCCGCGCGCGGTTTCAACATCGCCCGGCGCTTCCCCGACGATGACCACGCGGGCGGCTGGCGGCCCGCAGCCGGGTACGTACAGGCAGTCGGCTAGGCCGCAACGCTCACACGCTTCCCCCGCCGCCTGCGCCATGCGCCCCGTCGTCCGCATTATTCTGATCGCCATCGCTCAACCCCCTCAACGCACAGGCTAGCTTGTCTACAGCCACCTCGGCAAGATCCGTGGCGGCCGCCAACGCTACCGCTACCGGGCCGGCGAACGGGCCGGCGTCTTCCACCAGGTGTTCCCACACCTTGAACACCGGCGACAACACGGCGTGAATGAGTTCGTGGATAACGGTCTGTTCCAGCGAGTACCCCGCACCATAGGCAGCCGGAGGCCAGCCTATGGCTATCAGGGCGAACTGGATCTCAGA